ATCTGCAACGTCAGACAGATTTCTCGTTACTTGCAATGCCCCATTTGCATTATTTACTGTCGTCAATAAATTTAGATTTGTGATTGCAGCAAGTACAGCGTTCGGTCCCGCTGCGGCTATTTCTGAGAGATTGTTTGTGGTTTTTAGGTATAAATTGATATCTTCTTTTTGCCACACGCCAATATCTAGCGCACCAGTCGGCTCTACCCCCGTATTTTCTTCTAGTGCGATATAGCGATTACTACCATGATTGACTCTCGCCCCTGCCTGATAGGGTGCATCAGCAAACCAAATCAACTGCCCGAGGTTTTGCAGTTCCTTTAGCGCCTCATCTACTCTGTTATGCCACCAATTTTCCCACTTGGCCTCTGGCGGATCCTCAGATGCGCCTCCTGCCCACCCCCGAGCAACCAGCCCGTCACCCGGGCGCTCAAATTGAGCCGGTGCGCTAGCCCATGTTTTATTAAAACTGTCATTTCTAGACATGCTGACTCCATTAAATATAAGCGCCCAGACCATATGGCCGTGCGTCGAATGTGCCTTTGTATGCAAACGGGTGATGATTAAATCTTATTAGCTTTGCGTTAACACCCTGAGGTCGCGGAATTAAATCAAAAAGTTCAATTAAAACCAAAATATTTGCAGGTATCTTTTCATTAACCCATATTGTCTTAATGGTCATATCCTGACCATCTATCACTGCTGAATTAACGTTTAATATATAATCAACAGCAGTTTTAATATCATCTATAGTTGCTATAGAATTGTTCTTTTGTATCTTTGCTTTAATAACAACTCGATACATAAAATCAGATAGAGGAACCATTCTAACTGATTCATTCTCTGGTTTATATGGAGCAATATTATAAGGCTGAGCGCCGCCTGTTCCATTATATGCAAATATAAAAACAAAATCGCTTCTTATTAGCGGCCTATCAGAAAACCCCGCTATTCTTCCGCAGATATCCAGCTGATCACCTTCCGCACTATCTATATCAAGCAATTCATTTATTTTATAAATTTTCTCTTCAAGCGAAGACTGGACAATATCTGGTAATGACTTTATCCATTTAATAAGATTGGGGGAATTCTTGTATCTCCAGTAAACTCTAGATAATGCTTTTTTGTTATGGTCATACATAAACCACCTCTATATTCTCCGCAGAGAAAACCCCTAACTGGTTGAACAGGACGCTAATAACAGTATGTGTCACATCATTAGATACTTTTCCAACAAAAACAGAATTGACAAATCCATCACTTGACACAATATAATTCAGAGGTGTAAATATACGGCCCGCCCCAATGTTTTCACCTATTTTAAACCCCGTTTTTGCAAAGCCACTTGTCTCGTTAAATCCATAATTTGCATAATCAACTATTGCTTGCTTTATTTCGTCGTCATTAAATCTATTATTGCTTGATATCTCAACCTTGACATATATCGTAATAAATTCAGGCCGATAAAAAGTAATACTTATTGGATTTCCGCCCGGAGTGACGGTGTCTATTGCTATCTTATTTGGGAATGAGTTATATCGATTTAATCCGCATCCTGGGTTTTTCTTTGTTGCTATAGCAAGAGAGATGCTTTCAACCTCCCCGCCATCCACAAATATTGCCATCGAGTGGCCAAACACCCCATTCTCATCAGTCAGACTGTCTTCATTTTCGTAAATTCTAGCTTGCTTGACGCTGTCAACATTGGCTAATGATGCATAAATATTGTCTATCTGATTTGAACCGGGGAGCGCAACAGACTCGTTCCGGCGAATACGAAACGCATCATTACTTTCTTCACTTAAGCCGATTGATGCTGGGGCCTCATTAGTAACTGCTGTAACCCCCCCAACGGGTGAGGCGATGATTGTTAAATTGTTACGGTTAGCTGCAAGCCCTCCAATATCCGTGCATGTTACGTTTACCTTGGCTGTTCCAGTGCTGTCAATCGTAGTATCAACATCCGTCGCCCATAGCGTGTTTGTTACGCGATTTCTAACAAGGGTGCCTTTAGGGATGGGCGTCAAGTCTGCACCGCTAAAAGTAACCGCCGCTGTCGAGTGTGTTGCGTCTTGTCTCTTTATTCCTGCGAATGCGGCAATACGGTCAAGTTGCTGTCCAATTGCTGAGTTTGGGTCGGCTGAATGATATGAATTAACGACAGCTTCATCTATGTTCGCCAGTGTTTCGCACCACGCCGCAATGGCAAGTCCGTCTGGAGACTCAGGATTAATATTCCATCCATCATCTATATCAAGATAGCGCTGGCGCATAGCATCGAGATACTCACTCAGCGTTGTTCCTGTTACCCCATCTTTTGTTATTGCTGCCATTAAATAATTGCCTCATCAAACAAGAATTCGAATTGTTCGTTATTGATGTCAATCAGCGAGGCATAAATGGTTATTTTCCTCGTCTGCATATCTGCGTTAAATTCAAACCTTGTCAGCCCCATTACGCCGGGAGTGGTAATGATTCTCTCTTTGATGTTAGCAGCGGCAATATCGATAGACGTTTTACCCAAAATACTTTGAAACCACGGCGTCCCTTCCGTCATATTTAGAAAGTATTCGCCGAGGAATAATTTAAGTCGGCAAATAACTGCCTGCCGGGTGGATTCTTTGCCGACTGCAAAGTGATCACCGTGTGTAACAATGTCGCCATCTTTGAAGTTACGGATCATTATTTTGGCCTCTCAGTACTTCCATTACCACTTTGGACGCCGCCGTGGACGTGGCTCTCAAAATCTATACTGCCAACCTTCAACCCGCCGCTTTGCACTTCAGTACAGCCATTGAGTGTTGTTGTTGAATTGCTAGTGAAGTTAACGCCGTTATAAATCATGCCGTCAGCGGTCAGAGATAGTTTGGAACCGCCCACTGATAACGTTATTCCATCGTCGTTCATGTGAAATAAAACGCTCCCGTCTTTATTACTCATCCCTACACCTGAAACGGGCAATCCGGGAATGACAGTCTGCATAGAGCGGTAGCCAGGTGAGAAAAATGCATCTTCAGGCGCGAACATTCTCATTTCGTGCGGAGCTACTGGGCCACCCTGATCAATCCATGTATCGATAGCTCGGTGGCTAAAATGAATTAATCCTTCAGTGCCTGCTGGTAATTCATGAAATACTGACCAATTACCCGAACCGGAGAACTTAACGGGGACATTAGTTATTACTGGGATAGTTACAAATGACTCACCTATTTTTCGCTGAATACCACATTCAACCTGCGCCCGCTGACTTAACGGATTGTAAGATATTATTTCTCCGGGCAAGCAAATCATAATGGGTGACAGTGCGGAACGCTTGACTTCATTCATCGCCGCCAGCATGGGGTTTAATTTAGAGTCACTGTGTGCCACTTGCTGCCCCTCCCGTCTGTAAAAGTGATTTTATCGTGGTTTTCCACTCGTCATGATAAAAGTCACCGTTATGAGAAATGCTCAATACTGTAAACTCGCCCTTAGATATAAGTTCTCTGTATGATGTGTAATACATTGCGCTAAAATTAAACTGGTCATAGGCGCGATAGATTTTAATTTCATCAGCTGGCTTTATCAGATGGTTTAATTTCACATCCACTTCGAGAGATTGAAGATAAAATCTTGGTGCTCCTTCCATACCATTATTCTGAGATATTTCATGGATAACGTGTTCTCTTGATGCGCCATGACGCGAAATAACCAGTTTTGACCCATCAAAATAATGACTAAAATCATAATTATCAGATAACTCAATTAAAAAGTCTTTTGAGTTAACGCACCGTGTTTTACCCTTTATAGCCAGTGGTAAGTCAGAAAAATCGCCAATGATTTCCAATGATAGGCCAAGTGTTTCAGCAGCATCCCTAACCATTTCTAGGACTGGCGTATTCTCTCCCCACGATTTTGAGATAAAGGCATTCTCTCTGTTTCTAAAAAAGGCACGACAATAAAAACGAATGTACGTATTTACACCATCACGCCCGGTTTCAAAGTTATTTATCTGCCCATGAAATATAACGCCAATATCATCATTGTATCCTGCTGATAGTGTTATGGAGTCATATTCCCTGTATATGCGGCTTCTTGTTTCTTGAGATACCCCATAAATGGTTATTCGACCAAGCGCATCATGATTGTTTGGTATACCCTCTATGCCGAAAGTTATTTGCATTGGTGGTGAAAATGTTAAATCTTCACTCCCCCCGCTTGATTTAATCGTTAGATTATAGTTTCTACCAAACAATTCCCCACTCATTGCGGATACCATTTTAATTTATTATTAATGCCTAGATTGGCTATTGTTGGCGGATCTCCATCCAGTGATATTGCCCCTATGCTACTGTTGATGCCTGATAGCAAATTAACGCCTACGTGCAATGCGCGTCCCAATACTATCGGACTGCCGCCGCTATCATAAATATCGACGGTGAAATAGCCGTATCGGGTAAGCCACAGAAAATAGAGTCCGAGGTTAAAATCATTCAAAGTAACTGTGAGTTTCTGATAAGCCAATCCACTTGTTAATGGAATTACTTTCATTGTGCGACCACCTCTCCTCTATTAACTACAGATTGCCCCTGAGTTGTTGCGCTATCATTCGCCGGGAGGTTGGCGTTGTTAATTTCTGCTTTGCTATTTTTATTGATAATGACCAACTGCCTCATTTCAACGACCAACTCCAAGCCCCCTTCATTTTCCTTTTCTGTCACATGCCGGGTATTCGTTATGAGCATATTTGTATAGCCGCCCTTTGAGCTTACAACAGTCATAACGGCATTTTCTCTCTGTAATGCTCGGATTTTTTCGAGCGTTGTAACAGAGCGTTTTGATGAAGCTGTTGATGCAATGCCAAGCCCGACTGATGCCCCAAGTCCTGCTAGCGCTGCGACTCCGCCTGAGAGCGTGGATGCAGCCATACCCGCGGTAATACCCGCGCCAATATTGAGATAGCCCGATAGCTCACCCGCCTCCGCCATCAGTGTTTTTATCGGGTTGTCTGAGACACTCACGGTCATGGTCAGGTACATCGGACGAGTTACCGCGTTATCATTAGCCGTGCTGGCGTTCTCAAGCGGATATTCGCTAACATCGGTCTGTAGTTCGCTGCTTTCTTCCAGAATTGCATCAAAAAAAATCCCGCCAATGTCTGGGCGGGTTTTGGTAAATATGCCGACAATACTCATTGTGTATTTGTCCTTACCGAAAGGGCTAGTTCGTTACACGCATCGCCGAGGCACTGCTCAACAATTGCGCGTGTCTTTTCAGCGTCCCCCGCCTCGTTTATCGTGATAACAGGAGCGAATGTTATCTTCGCTGCTGCGGCGCTGGCTGACCCGCTATAACGTTGAGGCTCAGGCGGGGCGTTACGGCGAGAATTGTAGCCTTCCATTTCAGAGAAATGATTGCCAACCTTGCTCACGTAGTCCTCTGTATTTTTCCCCCACAAATTTTTATTTGGCCCGGCGTGATGGTGCGCAACGGCTTGCTCAATGCTCTCACCTTTATCTAACCTCTCCCTTAGCTGCATGGCGGCGGCATCTATAGCCTCGCTGGGGTTTAGTGGGTTGATTCCCAATGACGATGCGGTGCCATCGAGATATTGCATTATTCCCTTAGCCTCCCCCCACTTGGTCGCTGGCCCGATAGCTTCTGAATTAAATCCTGACTCTTGCTTTGCCATTCCCATAAGTACGTTTGCCGGTACGCCGTGCTTTTGAGACGATTTTTTAAACGCCTCTGTTAGTTGCTCTAGTTTTTCTGGATCATTGACGCCTGAAATCGATAAGTTATTTCGGATTAAGGACTCCTCGTTTAGAGGATCATTGGTGACTGGAGCTAATGGGTCAGACGACCTGTCACCCTGCCGCTGATTTGCCCAGGCATTATTAATACCCAGCCACTTCAACCCATCGCCTACACCGCGCTTCGCATGGCGGGTGTTGTAGTCCCATGATGATTTTGCACTATCTTTTATATTTTCTCTGTCGTCATATAAATACTCCGCATATGCAGCAGCACCGACCATAGGTAGGTATTTAAGAAACATTTGCCCACCTTTCTCCATAACTCGTATGGCTACCAATACCCCAATACCTTTAGCCATTAACTCTAGTAAAGGTATCGCCTCATTGAACTTCTCAACGATCCCTTGCTTATTATCAACAAGCCAACTATCCGCCCGCCTTGCCAATGCAGTAATACTTTCAGTAAGTGGGCCGCTTAATTCGCTAGCCAATCCATTTACGTTAGTTGTTAGCTTTAAAAGCGCGTCATTGTAGTCATCAGCTATTTTTATAGCCTCAGGGGTTATTTGTTGACCGCGCTTGTTGTAATCATCAAATTGCTGGTTTACCCACTGAGGGCCATTAGATAAAACATCTTGATCAACAGGCGTCAACGCCATACCTTGTCCAAACATCCTCTTCTGGTCAGCATTCATGCCTTGCATGGCTTTTGATGTCCACATCATTGCTTCGTGTGGGTTTGTGATGTTAATTAAGTCATAAGGATTTATGCCAGCCTGCCTTAGAGCTTTTTCATCAATTTGACCTGCCTTTGCTTTGTCGCGCAGATTATTAAATTTCTCTATCGCGCCCATGGCATCCTGAACTTTCCCACCCATTTGTTCATATGCAAATCCCCAGCGAAGGACATTATTTGGGTCAATAATATTACGGCGAGAAAAACGGTCTATTTCAGAAACGAACCCGGCAAACTGTCTCGTTAATTTATCAAAACCAAAACCAGCAGTTATCGATGCTGCAAGCTGAAGCATATTATCGGTTACGCCTTTAAATGCTGAATTAGCATCATCAAAACTTTTCTTATCGGTTTCCAAGCCAAGGGAAACAAGTAAGGAGTCAATTGTTTCTGACATTGTGATTACCTTATTATATATGGACTGGAGCGCAGGAGACCACTAGAAATAGGCAGCGCGAACCATACCGGCTTCCTCAAGCTATATTCCTAAATAGGTGTTTTAGTGGGACTTTCGTATATTAAACAAGGATGCAAAAAGAAGCCCACTACTGGGCTTATTTTAATTATTTTACGTTAACCTACAAACTGCTTCCGCAATGCTTACATTTAATCGCATTTATTAAAATCAATTCACTGCAATATTTGCAATTTTTCTTTTCCTGTCTCTGTGTAACACAACTTATCAGAATGTTAATGATGAACCATGATATAGAATTTATTACCAACAATACTATTATTCCATATATATTATCATAGCCTAAAAAGGCAAATTGTAACGAAATACAAAACAAAGAAAAAAATGCAAATAGGTAAACAAGCAATATCACTATTGCACTCAGCGCTATAGGCCACCCCTTTGCATTTAGTTTTCTATACGAAAACCTCCACGGAATGAACACGAAGGCATAAATAACACCCAAAATTACGGCAATAACTATCAAATTCCAAATACTCATATCCCTATCCCCATCCATAACAGTTCGTTACATGATAGCAGGGGATCGCTGCAAAATAACGCAAAAACCCACAGTTAAGTGGGCTGGGTTCATAATCCAGATATGGATAATGATGTATTAAAAGAGTTTTTTCAGCACGACGTCATTTACCGCTTTCCACGCTTCAGCAGGCCATGACTTTACGGTGCCGTAGGTTTCGTCTGGGACAACTTTTGGCTCCATGCCATTAGTCTCACACCATTTCTTCATCGGCCAGTGACCGTATTTTTCGCCAGTAACACGCTGCACGGCTTTAATGGTCGCGTGTTTCTTGCACTCGCCAAGCTTTTCAGCTAATGCATTCGCCTTCCGCTTTTCTACGGATGCCGTTGCCATCGCTGTAGCTTCGCGTTTTTTACCAATCCATGCTTTGGTTACAATCGCCTGATCACGCTGCTCTGTGATGATTCGGTTCTCTTTCACCTTAACCAGCAAATCCTCAAGCGCCTGCTCATAAGTGAGAGGGATGCCGACATTCTGTCGTGGGTGGAAATATGCTGTTTCCATCCGTTCGAAAAAGTCCCACGCTTCATCGGTATCGACAATCTTCGACATGCGGGCGGCCCCCTTCTCAGTCCAGAGGGTAAGGCTGCGTGCCTTGTTCGAGATTTGTGCGTCAGGATTACTGACTCGCAAATCGGCCAGTTCATCGCCAGTGACAGTAAAGATATGAACGCCTTCAATAAAACGCTCACGATTCGCATCAAGGTTGGTGCGAATGTTGGTTTCTTTAGTGCCATACCCTTTCGCCAGCGTCTCAGTAGTCACAACTCGCACACTACGCCACTCAATCACTGGAAGCATATCAGGATCGACAAGCAGGATGTTGTTTGCTACATTTACAGCAGTTGATAAAGATTGTTGCATGTAAGACTCCAATCATTAGTTGATGTAAGCCGCCAGCTCTAACTGGCGGTTTTTCTTTTTGCGCCATCCCATCCGCCTATCAGTGGATCTTCCTCAACTTCTTCGGGCTTACCGGTACGTGAGTGAAAGCGTTCGGCCTATAACCCAAATCACTTGCCAGCCCATACGCTACAGCGCGTAAATCCATTGCCTTACCTAAAATTTCAAACTTATCGCCAGTCTCTTCGTCCAGCAGGATAAGCTTTGCTTTGTAGCGGTAGAGAGGTGAAACCTCCGGCTTCTTATCAACTTCTTTATCGAGAATGTCCAACACCCATTTACGGAAATCTTTAGCCACTTTCGTGGTAGCAAACATCGCGATAAGGTGAGCACCACGAAGCGAATAAACTCTGACCAATTTGTTACGTAAGCTATTGTTTATGCCGTTGACCCTCATATTGAGGGTCATTGTCATTGAGTCGGTAAACTCGTCAAAATTGCGAGAGTATATCTGGCTAATGGCATCTGTCTTTTTATAGCCGAGAACTTTAGCCAGCTCAGTGGATGTAAGCCAAACACCGCCATTTTCCATAACAGGGTTAAATGTGAAATTCTGGAATGTAAGTTCGTTTTTGGTTACTATGTTCATGTTGGTTTTCTCGCAAGGGTTAACCGGCAAAACGAAGCCCTGACTATCGCAAGTAGTTAGGGCTTCACTATTTTGACTACGCATTTTTCCCCCGCCCTGCTGAGCGATTCTTCCTTTCCGTTAACACCCGAACAATCTCGCTATTCAAAGAACGTCCATTCTCTTTTGCTTGCGCTTCAAACCACTCCCTAACCTGAATAGGCATTCGAACTGGGTATGGGCTGATTTTGCTTACCATTTCATTGCTCATTTAAATCTCCAGAGTCAAAAAGATACACCTCTACCACATCACACAACAAGAATACGATCCTTAATGACTCATTGTCAACGCGATAAATATATATATCATGATTCTTTTTCTCTCTTTCTGGTATCAGGTCATGGCTATTGTATCCAAAGAAAACAATCCATATCCATTTAGGATGACATCAGAAATGCGCAGTAGGCTTGAGGCGGCGGCAAAGTCATCAGGCCGAAGCCTGCAAAAAGAGATGATTCAACGGCTTGATTTAACTCTCGAAATTGAAGCTTGGCTTTCTAAAGATGTTTCATCACTGGATGGGATACTTCCATACATACTGCAACTACTTAAGGATTCCATTTCCAATGAATCTCGCATCGAGCAGTTGCACGCGCAGATTGACAACCTTAAGTCTTTAAACAAGAAGCTTTCCGAATCAGTAAGAATCGATGACAGAGAAAGAATTAGCTTGATAAGAAGGCAGGCGCTAACTATTCAGGCCGCGGTGGCTGAGATAATAAAAAACGCCCCACCATCTAACGAGCCAGCTTTGCCGCCTCTTGCGCCGCATCATCCAAGCAAAATTCCAGAAAATGACAATCTGGATGACATTTTTAAAGAATTAGACAAGGACTGACCACACCGGCGCACGGGCGCGCCAGAAAGCAAAAGCCCATTTTCGGGCTCAGCTACTTACTTCGCGCCCGTTCAATAACATCAATCAACTCGTCTATCGCATCATGCATGGCTTGTACATCGTCGATTGTGTATGTTCCGTCGAGCATATCAGACCATTTAGCCAAAGGTGGGCAAGCATCACCCGCCCCGGTGCATGGACGCCACAGAAACCAGTCTACTCTTGAGGGATCTGACTGCTTTTTTTGCCGTTTCCTTCCTCGTTCCTGAGCTGCCAAAAAGGGCCGATATTTTCCCTCAATACTTTACCAATCAGCACCAGATAATTGTGTGCCTCGTCCTGAAACAGATTTTCAGCAACCGGTATATTGTCAGCCTGTCGAACAATACAGCCATTCTTCAGACACAGTTCTTTCAGGCGATTCAGGCTGGAATAATCAATCCCAGCGAGACTGGCCAGCAGTCCCATGTCGGTTACACCATCATTTATTGCCGGTAACAATCCACACTTTGCGGCGATTTGCAGCATCTCCACCTGGTCTTTAGCGGGGGAGGTTGCCCCCTCGAATACTGAGTTTCCGGCTGTTACTTCAATTTTACGGCCCATGCTTAGGTTTCCTCTGAATCAGCGAACTCGAATACGAACTGTTCATCACTCACACCACTTCTACCTGCGCGAGTTGCCGAACCACGACTCACCATTACGCCGTCAAAGCCAGCGAAATATTCACTGGTACCGGTTTGTGAGAATGTAAATGTGGCATCAACGCCAGTTTTCTCTACAGCGATAATCTGACGTGCCTGAACAGAACCAGGTATCAGGTTTATTGTGACTCGTTTCGCTCTTGTCTGATTATCAAGACGAACAGATGTTTTACCGATCCCTCGCTTTAATACCGCTCTCGGCTCTAAATCTTCAATAGTGATCGGCGGGTCAGTGTCACCAAAATCATCAATAGGGATACCAAAAATAGTCAGGTTTGCACCGTCTGCACCGTACTTGTGCATAGCCATAATTTATTACTCCACGTTGACGTTAATTTCTGCGACATGCCCTGCTCGACCCAAGATGACGAGCAATGAAGTTATTGGATATTCGCGTTTCTTGCGCTGAGATGTCGTCAAGTTAAAGACATCCTCTGGAAGTGAACGGATAACAAAACCGAAGTCAGCTACTTTTGTGACACCATCATCGGGATCAACGTAAGAGCCGGTACCGAGCACGCCATTATTGAAAAAACGCTTGCAGGTGGCTGAAACCGTAGACAACAACCCGGCGTAGTCGCGTGGCGTCAATGCTCGCTTGGTGCCGACATTCGCGATGTAGTTGTAACCGTCCACCTGAATATGATTTTTCAGCACATCCAGATTCACTACATCATCGATAAATTCACCATATGACGACATTGATTTACTGTTAATAACACGGCTGTTATCCACTTGCCCGGCCAATTCAATCTTGGTGAAGAAAACTGCATTTTTGGCTTTCAGTGCGTTGTAGGCGCTGGTTGTCATGTCGTCGCCAATCACGCCAGGCAATACTTGATATTCCCCCGTGATGGCTGTGTTGATGCCAGTGGGTCGGAACTTGTGAAACGCAGCCGCAAGTTGAACCATTGCATACGCTTGAGCGGGATCGGTGGTGACTGACGGTAAATCCTTGTAGCCAGCAAACACATGTCGGTTGCCCTTGCTTTGCAGCACAGACACCACGTCATCGCTCTTATTCTGATCTGCTATGTCAGCATCACTAAACGTCCACCACACGGGATGGCTATTGGCATCAGCCCAATCAGCAAGAGAGATTAAATCGGCTTGAGTAGTCAGATCTGAGTTTTTGAAGAAGTAGTGATAGCGCCAAATGCGGTCAGTGGCGCTGTTTACAACTTCAAGTAACGAATCAGCTGGGTCTTTCATCCAGACTGTAATTTGTGGTGGTTTCGGGATTTGCGCAAAATACCGGGTCGCAATGAGGTAAATATCGCTGTCAGTTTTAAAGTATTTTGCTACTTCTGTCGTTGATGCAAAATCGCGGAACGTGTTTATCTCAAATATTGCTGCTGTTGCTAAATCTGCTTCATCAGCAAAGACAAGAGCACTGGAAAAATCACCGTACCCCAACCCCGCCGCTGTCAGATAGATATTGACGGGAATAATATTGTCAACCGGATAAGCCATGGTAGCTATCTCTCTCTTTGATTTGTACTTCAAACCCTGCCGCTCGTAACACGGCATAGGATACGGTTTGTTCTATGAATAGATGTATATCGGTTCGCCAGCGCGGCTGTATCCCTGCCTGTAACATGCCAGTCAGATTTATACAGTTACTGGCATAGCGCCAGGCTATGTTATTGCGGAATAGAAACTCACTGATTGGCATTCGAAAGTTGGCGTTATGTAGCCGCATTACTGCGCTGTCCGCGCCTTCATTGAAGATATTGACGGAGAGCATAAATTCCATGCTCGTACAGGCTATTTCTTGCAAGTCTGTCCAGTTAGGGCCTAGCGATTCGTCAAATGCCTCAATGGGTGCAATATACTCTCTGCGCCGCCTTACCTGCCCGTAAGCTCGGATTGGAACGGGCTTATAAGTAGCGTAGATTGCGTTACCTGGTGGTGCCGCCCGGCCCTGATCCGCAGGAATAACGCGACTTAAATCAATATCGGAAGCTTGCGAAACGAGAGACTGGAAAGCGGGGAGAAGTTCTTTTATATCCTCCATTAGCCAATCCCTCGATAACGCTCAACAACGGCACGACAAAAGTTACGCCACGGCCTATTGTCACAGGAAATGACCCGCCACTTTCTCATAGCAAGCCCATCACTGAATTCCAGCATGTCACTGAATTTCCCCTCATCATCTGGCCAGAGATAATTAACACTATCGTTAATGTGGACGACCCTAACATCCTGAGCGTTTGCCGTGCCGCCAATGCCGATAAGCATCTGTACGTCTTTCCACTTCGCTGATTGCACGTTAACAAGAGATAGAGTAATAACTTCCGATTCACCCTCCCCCCACTCCCCGCCCGGCCCTGTGTAGCCACCTTGCGCGGCACGAATCAAACGAATCCCGCCGTCAATAGGGGAATTAAACGTTGAATCGATATGACCCTGCATATCCAGACCATTGCCGAACATGATTAATCCTCCACAACGTGAGTAATTGCACCTTTTAGCGTGCCGTGGTTAACGAGGGGGGTTGCGGAACCTTTTGCGGCAATGGTTGCGTCAGCGTTGCCGGGTTGGATACCGGCCTCAATGGCCTCCTGGCAATACCCAACTGCACGCGCACCAATCTGATCCAGCATTTGGAATGCGGTGATTTCGCCACGAGTCACTTTTGCAGTAAGTGCGCGAAAGCCTTTTTTGATGTTGTCCTGATTTTGTCGGAGCGGTACACGAAGAAATGATCGCTCAGGTATTCGCCCGTCAGCAGATCCATATTCTTGTACTGCGCCAATTACTGCGATTGGGACTCCATCTTCATATACGCCAGATCCCTCTGGCAATCCAATAACAACACGACTCTTTGATGTCACCCGGTCATACAACTTCCGCAGCTTCTGTGCTAGCTTGTTGCCGCCATGAATTTCCGCGCGAATTCTCATATCATCATCGCTCCCGTCCCTGCTCTACGCCGCAGACGGAGGAATGCAAGCCCGTAAGTGGTCAGAGGCAAGTCACCGTTAATAATAAGGTCATCAGCAGTTACTGAAGGAACAGAGAACGATGTGGATTCGTCACCGACTGACTTCGATGAGATTGCATAAGCTGCACCGACATCACCGCCAGTAGCCCTTTTCCGCATAACTAATTGGTGAGCAGCAAAAGCAAACATTCCGCGTTTTTTGATTGATGCGGGACGGGCAGTGTAAGTGAGCCATCGCCGACCAGTTTCAGAATCACCTTCTTCAAGTGCCTGAGTGATGTCCTTGTTACTCCACGCAATCACATCACTGAATTCCGGATAGTAGTCTCTGAAGTCTGCGACTATTTGACTGTTGATATCCACATCATCCCCTTAAATCAAAAACCCGTCACTCGGACGGGTCAGGCGCTTTATCGGATGTCTCTGTAACTTTATCCGGCTTAGTTTTCTTGCTTTCAGTTTTTGGTGCCACAGGCGCTTTATCGGATGTCTCGGACTCATCATCGAGAGATTCAAGCTCAAGCATTCCCGACTTAACAAACAAGTGTTGAGAGAAATCACCACTAACTAGGGCTGTATGCCCCGGCGCAATAGTGACACGCTCGGACGTCTGCCAATCAGTCACCGTAATCGGTGCTGTGTGCTGGTTTTTTAACTCGTTCATCATTACACCCCATCTACATAGTGAGCCGCTTTCGGAATGCGCCACTCTGTGCCACCAGTGCGTAAAATAGCAGGCACTTTAAAGTTGATATTGTCAGCAGTCGCTGGAGCCATGAAGCGAAGCGGCATGACGTCGTGGCCTTTCACTACACGCATGTCTTTCTTATAGACCATCATTCGGTCAGATCCAGCCGCACCCAGTCCAGACAAAAGAATGTCATCTTCGAATGTCATATCTTTGAAGTTGGTCCGCAGGAATTCCAACAATGTAACGTTTGAGGCGTTGTGCGTAGACAGCATTGTTCGCATCAACAACTGGAGCTGCTGGGATGGCAACATAAAACCATTCGGACGATGAACCGTTAGTGTGTTATCTAAATAAACGCGATTGTAAGCCGCACCAAAAAAATCAATAATTGGCTGAGTACCATTATCTGGTATGCCTGCAACAAGCTCAATCAGAGTCGCGGGGGCGGCTTCAACACCTACGTCTTTACTTGTGTATAAGCCCTCGCCAATCTCGTCATGCCCGAGCAGATAAATCTTATTCAAACCTTGCTCAACGACATCACGCACCGCCTGTCCACGCTCAGCGTCGAGATTAACGTTGTTGAGTAACGCAAATCCGATTTCCTCGATTGAGTACGTATAGCCCAATGCCGCCATTTTGATTTCATGGAAGTGTTGGTTCATGGCGATGTCAACGGTTGGCACGTCGGTAGAATTAGGCCCAAAGACTTGCAGCTCACCACGGGCGTCGATAGAGCGGAACGCCACGACTTTCACCCAGTCCGGCGCACTGTTATCCAGCGGCAACAGAGTGCTGTACTTAAACTGAGGATATTCAAGTCGGTAAATTTCCGACTCGATATGTGCTGCTTGTTGAACTAAAAATGACAGCGCGGAGACTGGGCTGACATCGAAAACACTTTGTTTCATGGGTTTTTCCTTTAAGAATTATGGTGCCGGATCGGCGGGAGTTGATGCCAAAATACCGTCAACACGGAACTCGCCAATTTCACCCGCCACTACATCATCTACCCAGCGAACAAAATCCAGCTTCACGCCTGCGCCGCCCGTAGTCAGGCGGCCTTGATTGCTCCCTTCAGCAGTAATGACAGTGATAGCATCACCTGCACTCGCACCATCAACACACAATGCAAACATTGGACCGCGACGAAGCACTGAGGCGACATGACCGACGCCATAACCGACTTGATAATCAGGCGGGTTGGTCGGTGGGCTATTACTGAATTCAGCCAATGTCCGAACCGAAAATCCAATAATTTGGGCGGCGGTTGTCGTTGCAGTTACTGGGGTGCAAGAACGCTCAGCAACGCCACGAACTACAGCACGACCAAACGGCAAAAGGTTTGTTTCAACGCGTCGAGAGATGACTTCACAAACATCAGTCGTTGAAATTTGCCCCTCATATGCCTTACCACGCCACTTTGTGAAAGAGTCTTGAGCAATTGCCATTATTTTTTCTCCGGTTGATTACCGTATCGCTTATCTAGCCAGGTTTGGCGAACACTATCACGCGTAGCTTGGGCATTACCTGCCTTGACTTTCCCCATGTCGCGAGCAAATGTCCGAATGGAGTCATTAACATCATCTTTTTTATCAGGGTCGTCGTTATCCTCGTTTTCCCGTCGCTCCTCTTCAGCATCGAAATAAGCTGATACGTAAGCATCCGGTGCTTTATCCCACGAAGTATGTTTGCGGCATTTGATACCAGCGGAATCCAACGCAGCACGTTTAATTTTCAATGGATCAACTGAGTCGCAGGTAAATTCTGCACCGGCAATTTTGATGGCAGAATCACGCGCAGCCACCACATCAGCCAGTCGCTTAGAAATCGCGTCCTCTGAGGTTTTTTCTTTCAGCTCTTCAATTTCTTCATCTTTAGCATCAGCCTTAGCCTCTGCTGCTTCCTTTTTCTGCTCAGCCTCATCCTTTGCTGCTTCGGCTTTTTCCTTATCTTCCTCCGCGTCAGAAACACGCTTTTTCAATCCGTCCACAGTGGTTTGGATCAGCTGTTGAGTTGCCTCATCAGCGACCTCTACACGCACATTAGAGTCAAGTGCGACTTTAAACATAAGAGTTACTCCCGTTGGTTTGCGATCAAATATGCGCGCCAAATGACCGGCCCTAGCCTGGTCACACAGTGCGATATGATTGATTGTTATAGTGCGCTGGATAAATTCGAACGGAGTGCCGCAGGGCGCAACTCCGGGGGTTTTGTCATACTCAGATGTGTAACCTGCGGATAGCTCAGCTTTACCGCGGTTAATGGCATCAATGGCATATTGATCTTTAATCAGTAAATCGACGACAACATAATCACCCTCAGTTCGTCCAGGTGAAATAGCATGTCCCGCAGTGACCTCTTTAAACGACTTGGCATCAACCAAATCGTCAGGGTGGTCGATTGTTACCTCTTTATTGTCATAACTATCAAGACTTTCCGATGCGAAAACTTCATCGGGTGGCCTGTATATATTAACGAGCGTGCCAGGTGCCCTATCCTTTAGGCCCAACTCAGAAGCCAGATACTGCTGAATACCAATGCGAGCAACCCGCCCTGGCACCTTTAAGTAACCTTCTTGTGTGATTTCTCGCTGGGATGTAACAGGGTAGGACACGCGGTCAAGTACGGTGATCCGCATGAGTAATTCCTAAAAGTTAGTAATCAAGGCCCTCAATTTGAGGAATTGGATTGCATCGACACCCGATGTGCGCTCTGCCTGGGAATAATCCAGCCTCTCCGTTATAGCTGGCACCTCTCGACCACAGATAAACACCGGGGCCATATCCAACGTCGGTACGTGAAATTTCAAAGCATTTTATTTTGGCTTTCGGGTACCTACCTGCCGGGTTACCAGATACGCGCACATCTTGCGATGTGGACCACCGGAAGCGATCTATCCCTGCTCCAGTTTGACGTTTGCGGCTAATATCGCTGTTTATCTTTGATGTCTGGTCTCGTGAAATGAGATGAGCACGTTGATATGTAGTGCCTGTAACATGTTGAATGTTCTTTGTCATCGTTGTCAGCGAGTCGCCGCGAAGGATCCCGTCCATTACTTCACGTTGAATATCGTCGAAGTAATCGGATGAGAGTGATTTAATCAGTGCAACATTGCTTTCTACCGAAGCATCGAAATAATCGACAAGGGACCCGTTAACCATTAATCCCGTCATATCAACGCCGATAGCACGATTAATTTGCTTAACAAACACTTTGCTACTTTCAGATTCAGCACGACTCACAACCTTCCTAGCTAACCTCTCCGCTACCTGCCCGAACGCAGATTGATAGAACTTATCAGCCGCTTGTTGTACAGCCTGTTTGATGATGTCGGTGAGATAGCTATCGGCGGTGTAATTTCGTCTCAGCACCGGCGTTAACACGTCATCAATTGAGCTTGCCATTAATCGAATAATTTCACGCAACTGAGCACGATAATAACGTTCGGCGTCATCATTCGGATTTATCGGTCTCGTTGATGATTTCCGGCGTTGGGGCAGGTTTTTTATCATCACCTGGAGGTTTTCCAAGCTTGAATTGATAATCACCTTCTCGTTCTGATTCTTCATCTTCTTCAAGTCGAATAATGTCATCTTCCTCTATCCCATAAACGCCTTGCTCCATCAATTTGCGAGCCACCTGTGATCGCTTGACCACGTTCTGATTAAGACGGATTTCATCTGCCTGAGCGTCTGCTAATCGCTGTGCCGATATTTCAGTATCAGTAGGTTGTGATAGAGGGGCGAAGGTGAAATCCAGCCCGTCTGGCATAGTGCCAAGCGTGGAGCGGATAAATACTTCATCCAGTTTTTTCAGGAAAGGCCGATACTTTGCCTCCTGGTCTCCTCGGATTGTGTTGAAGTAGTTATTCTGATCTCCTTGCCCGGAGTCTCCCATCCCTTTCGACTGAACACCGAACAAGCGGGTCATCGGAATGCCAGCAGCACCCGCCGTCCATTCCATAAGCACAGACAACACATCACCCAATCCGCCGAATGAGATTTGATTTCGAGTAAGTGTCTCGCTGCCATCAAGTAGTGCTAGGCGAAACAGGGATTTCATCATGCCGAACGTGTTGTAACGCTTAGCTATCGCGTCATCCATGTCACCGGACGACAAGTCGTTAGCTAAATTAACTCTGTTAATTGTGTCTATATTTGCTTCAAGTATCAGCGACGCTATACCCCCTTTTGCCGACACGGCATCTTTCACGTCCTCCATGCATCGGCGTAGGCGGCTATCATCCCATCCACCGTTAATCATTCTTAGACGCATTGGCAAGGCTGAACCGGGAGCGCGAATGAAGTGACTGTGATGAATTTGTAGCGCCCCGCCGTTAACTAGGTAATAATTTGGCTGTAGATAATTGTCGGCAAGCGGGTTTGTTACATTGTATTGCTGCCCACTGATTAACATGCGGTCGAGGACGAGCATTCGCTTAAGTGAACCTTTCTTTATCTTACTAAGATCAAGCTCATCCTTTAGGTTTTGATCTGTGAGCATCAGAACGCCAGCCCCGCCGTACAACCCAGCCCACTTAAAAGCATCCTGGGTTATTCCCTGAACATTTAATTCATTTTCTGCAAGCCTCAATGCGCTAGCATCATCAGACGAAAATGACCGCCATTCCCGAGTGGCATCGTCAACTGGTGTATCGATTATTGACCTTGCGATCCAGTTCTCCGTATAAGCAGCTTCCAGCTCGGCAAAATCTTGCATTGCACCGTAAACAAAAGTGCTGTGCATACGCCTGTCGCGACCGGTCCCCATCCCGGTCATGACGTTCGCCAGTCCATCAGCCGTCAACCTGATTCGGGGTTTACCAAAATCTAAACTTTCACTCATCGTTAAACCCACTTATCAATGCCGATGCTGCCACCGGAAATTAACTCGATTTCTATTGCATCCATGATTGTGTCAAAGATGTCGTCATTGTCGTGACTGTCGTCAGCAGAGAACGCCGCACACTCAGTCATTGCAGTCAACACCCAACCCGTTGAACCCGCGATGGTGTTATCGTCGTAATAGACAAAAGGGATTACAGCCCCAGACTCATCGTGCGTCGCTGGCACGTAGACTTTGCCTGTTTTAATTTGAGGAATAGAGTTGAGGCAACGGACAAGCTTATTCTGTCCAGCGCCGCGAGGAATCTCTTTAATCGGAATGGATTTTCGTTTCTTCAGTGTAGTAATCAGCCCCTGCCCGGCTTGCTTATCTTCGATACCCATGTGTCTTATTGGACATGGCCGCTTGCGGTCATATGACTTCCACTTATCCCAAAGTTCCTCTGCTTTCTTCAACAGGTCTTCAGGGTCCCAACGCCCACGCTCTACGTCAATAATGTAGAGATTCCCATCAACGCCCATCCCGACCAGCGTGAATACAGTGTAATCGAGATAGTCCTCAACTTTTCCACTGTTTGTATCAACGTAAATTGCGCGATAACGCAGTGGCGGGAGTCTCGTGTAAGTTTGAAACCAGTCAATATTTACAATGCCGCCAGTCAGCGCCATTGGGTTCTGCTGATACTGAGAAAGAAACGTATACCTGTCTTTTTCCCACAACGCCGCAAGGTCACCGACGTATTCCATTTGTGGCCAGTACGACCAATAACGCTCGCCGCCAATAACTACTGATTCAGTGTCTTTTACGGTGTCCCAGCACAGTGATCGCCAAGGTTCCGGAAGCCCTTGTATGTATTGTTCGTTCAGTAGTGCAGGTATTGCGACGTGATGAAAATCAACGCCCATCCCGCCAGCGAGCATAAAACCTGTTGCATCGTTGGTGTGTAGCCGCTGCTGTATCGAACAGAATGGCGTTGGATGCTCTTTAGACTTATCACCACGACGAGAGCGAATCGTATTAACTAGCAAAGTGTTGGCGCTATTCCTGCGCGACTCACTGAGCATGTCTACAGGTTTGTTATAGTCATCAAGCATCACCAAGCCTGAGAACTTTTCACCGTAGTAACCGCCACGGCCACCGGTTATTTGCCCGTTACTGGATCGTGATATCGTCTGACCTGTAGAACGCCCACGCTCATTAAGTATTTCCCACTCTTCAGCTTGATTGACACCAAACGAGCAAGGCCATATCTCTTGATACTCTCTACTCGCAATGATGTCGCGGGTGCGGCGAGAGTTACGCTTAACCAACGTATCTGCGAATGACACGTTCAAGTTTCTGAATCTGTTTAACTGACCCTCTTGTACAAGGGCGTTAACGTAAGCAGGAAAGTGAATTGAAAAGAATTCTGTTTTTGTGCCTCCTGGTGGAATGTTAATAATCAGGTTACGTGGATTAAGTCGCCCGGCGATAAGGTCATCAATCTTTGATGCCATTAAGCGGTGGTGCCAGTTAACTAGTAGCCGATCACCCTGCATCAGCTCAAACCAGATTCGTGTGAAGTTAAGAAACGATTTAGATGATTTTTGCTTTAACGCTAAGCGCTCAAGAAATGACAAGTCACTCCATTCAATAACTTTTGTCATGTCAATCCAACCCGTCTAGTTTTTCCTCCAGTGCTTTAGAGGCGGCTGCGTAATCAGCGGCTGTGTAGTTAACAACTTGAACAGGGCCGCCATCAGCACCTTCTATGCCATGGTCGATTTTGTCTCGCCAGGTTTTCTTCTGTCGGTTCTTCAGCCAGAATATGGCGGCTGCGGTATCAGGCGGGTAATGCTTAGTGATTTCTGTCTTAACTATCTTGTCATTGATAACTCGAATATCGAGATCAGGAGCAACGAATCCCATAGCTCGCTGATACAGGCTATCAACCACATTGCCGTCAGAAATATCCTTTCCCTTTTTTATGGACTCGCAAAACTCCTTGTGGTCTTTTTTCCAACGGTTAATTGTGGCTTCGTTTACTTCGAAAAAGTCTGCTAACTCTTTATCCGTATACCCAAGCAAGCACAGTTTGCGAGCCTGCTCGGCATACGCCTTCTGATACTTGGTTGGCCTAGCCATAATTACTTCCTTAAACATCCATCTTCTTTTATTAGCTCTTGTGGCGTTACCGTGCCCACATACAATTCAATGAATTTGTCGTTGGTCATATTTGAGTGAAGGTCTTCATGCCACTCTCGCATTGCTTGTGCTGCTTTCGACCAATCAGCTCGATTTTGTTTGTCGGTGAGCTTTGCCATTTTTATTTCTCGTCTGAATACTGCTCTATGAATGTTTCTCTAATCAGTTCAGATCTATACTTAGCCCCTCGGATAGATCCAGGAATAATTTCAGCAATGTCTACCCCTGATGCGCCCAGTTCCCGCAACGCATCAAGTTCTTCATCAAGCTTCCCAAGCAACCAATCACATGTCTTTTCTTGAATAATTGTCGGAACGACGCGAGCAAACTCAGTTTTATTAGCCATAACAGTACATCCTACTGGTTGGATTTTTGATTTAGGGTAAAACCCCGTAATTTGTTGAATGGATGAAATCTGAAACCTCTATAAGATTCTGTCAAAGGCACTTTATAAGCACCTTTTGCAGAGTTTTATAAATTCAATGCTTTCATTCGATAACG